ATGAGTAATAACGTAGATTATAGCCCTCCACCGTCGTTAGTGCCGTTTTTGACCTGTGAAAACTTTATATCGCTGATTGCAGGACCAGTAGGTTCGGGCAAATCGTCAGCGGCAGTGATGAAAATCGCATATATGGCCAAGATGATGAAGGCAGGCACTGATGGGATACGCCGTTCAAGGTGTGTTGTGGTACGTAACACGAACCAGATGCTTACCGATGCGACGATACCGACGTTTATGACGTGGTTTCCAGAAGGAATAGCAGGGACATACGCCAGAACGAACAAAGTATTTACGATGAAGTTCGATGATGTGGAATGTGAGGTATTGTTCCGTGGTCTAGATGATGCAAACGATGTTAGGCGGTTACTGTCGCTTGAGGTGAGTTTCGGTATGCTCGATGAGTATAGAGAAATACATCCAGATATCTTCAACGCATTGCAAGGTCGTGTCGGTCGTTACCCATCGATGGCGAAAGGAGGTTGTGTGAAAGATGATGGCACGCCTCACGCTCATGTTTGGGGGGCAACCAACGCGCCGGATATGGATACGTTCTGGGAACAGTATATGACGGAGCCACCGAAAACGGCTTCTATTTATTTACAACCAGACGCGCTATCGGAAGATAACGACTGGAAACAGAATCTGATTGAGGGCTATTATGAAAAGCTGGCTGAAGGAAAAACTGATGACTGGGTTGATGTATATATTCGCAATAAGTTTGGTCGTTCTCTTGCTGGTAGTGCCGTCTATGAAAGGTCGTTTATCGAAGACTTCCACGTCGCTGAAGGCGAGTTACAACCGATACCAAACTCGGATAATCCAATTATTGTGGGAATTGACTTCGGCCGTACTCCTTGTGCTGTTTTTAAGCAGCGCGATGTCCGTGGCAGAGTACTTACGCTAGGTGAAGTAACGTCGGAGAACATGGGTATTGAAACGTTTATCCGTGAGAAACTGACACCACACGTGGCGCGTAAATATCCGGGTTATGAGATGGTCTGTGCGCCTGACCCCGCAGGGTTTATGAAGCAACAGCTTAATGAGTTGACGCTAGTAGACGCCTTGAAGAAAGCAGGGTATCAGTGTGTTAAACCACCATCGAACAAGCCTGAGTACCGCATAAGTGCAGTAGAGCGGTTATTGTCTCAACAAGTTGATGGACAGGCGATGTATTTGATTGACCCTAGCTGTACGATGTTACTGAAAGGGTTTAGACACGGTTACCGCTATAAGAAGAAGCGTAACGGTGAGTTAGAAGATAAACCGGACAAAAACGAGTATTCTCACATTCACGATGCTAACCAGTATGCCGACAGTATATTGGACTTACAGTTCCGTGGTTCTGTCTCTTCACAGCAACGTAGAGAAGTACAGAAGGTAAGATACCGTTATACTTGATATGGCAGCCTAGCCGAGATACAATTAGCGTAGAGTACTCTGGAGAAATTATATGCAACCCATGATGGCACTAATGCCTGCTAAGAGCGTGGCTGATATGGAAGCCGAAGCTAAAAGTCGTAGTGACGAGCTTCAAAACCAAGAATATATCCAAGGGCTAGCGGCACACGCTCGCACCCGTTGGGAAGAATCACGCGACGCTAAGCAAGATTTAGAAGAGCGCATGTTACAGTGTGTTCGCCAGCGCAATGGTGAGTATGACCCTGATGTACGTGCAGAGATTGAAGAGCAAGGTGGTTCTGACATCTTTGTACAACTTACGTCTGTTAAGTGTCGTGCGGCAACGTCTTGGCTGCGTGATACGTTGTTAGGTACAGGTAATGATAAGCCTTGGGCTATCGAAGCCACACCACAGCCAGAACTACCAGAAGAAGTACTCCAGTCTCTACAAGCGCAGTTATCTACTGAAATCATGAACGTGATGCAACAGACAGGACAAATGCCGTCTGAAGAAGAATTACGTCAGATAGCGCTATCCATGAAAGATGAGGCCATGAACCTCACTAAAGAAGAAGCTAATGAGCGCGTTAAGCGTATGGAGCTTAAAATGGAAGACCAGTTACTAGAAGGTAATTGGTTCAAAGCATTTAACGAATTTATCGATGATATCGTCACTTTCCCGTTCGCAGCCATCAAGGGGCCTGTGAAGCGTCGCCGCAAGGTGATGAAATGGGAGGACGGTGCACTCGTTCCTAAAGAAGAAATTAAGAACGAATGGGAGCGAGTTGACCCGTTCAACTTATATTGGGCTCCTTGGGCATGGGATATTAATGATGGTTATGTCATTGAACGCCATCGCATGACTCGTGAAGACTTACAGTCTCTTATCGGTGTACCCGGATATAATGAAGACGCAATCAGAACGGTGCTGGCAGATTTCGGTACTGGACAAAGTGGTGACTGGTTGTGGATTGACTCAGCCAAGGCTGACGTTGAAGATAAAGATATCTCTAGAGCTGTCCACACTGACGACTTAATTGACGCATTACAACTATGGGATTCTATAGAAGGTAAGCTATTAATTGAGTGGGGTGTTGATGAAGAAGAGATTGATGACGCATCGATGTCTTACCCTTGTGAAGTGTGGCTAGTTAATAATATCGTCATTCGTGCGGTATTGAACTATGACCCGCTGGCGCGTAAGCCGTACTACTTAACTTCATACGAGGCGAAGCCCGGTGCTGTAGACGGTAAAGGCGTAACTGATTTATGTCGTGATTCACAGGCTATGGTAAACGCCACAGCGCGAGCGTTGGCGAATAACATGGGCATCTCTTCAGGTCCGCAAGTTGGTGTTAATATTAGTAGACTGCCTACAGGTGAAGACATATCTGATATGCACCCTTGGAAAATCTGGCAGTTCCAGAGCTCAGAATATAATGATGGTTCACAGCCGTTGCAGTTCTTCCAACCTAACTCTAACGCAAACGAGTTGATGGCTGTATTTGAGAAGTTCTCAGAACGTGCAGATGAAGATACGATGATTCCTAAGTATATGACTGGTGGTCATACTCCGGGCGCTAGCCGTACATCTTCTGGTTTATCTATGTTAATCAGTAATGCAGGTAAAGGTATCAAGCAGGTTATCAGTAATATTGACCAGAATGTTATTATTCCGGCGATTGAACGCTTATACCATGACAACTTACGTTATTCTGAAGACCCAGATTTAGTTGGTGATGTTAATATTAACGCACGTGGCGCATCTAGCTTAGTAGTGAAAGAAGCTGAAGCTATCCGTCGTAATGAATTCTTACAATTAGTGCTTAATAGTCCAGTGGCTCAGCAGATTGTTGGTATGGACGGAGCGGCAGAGCTTCTACGTGAAGCGGCTACGAACCTAAACACTAACCCAGACCGTATTGTACCTGACCGTCAGAGAATGACGCAGATGCAACAACAGCAACAAGTTATTCAACAGCTACAGCAACAATTAGCTATGATGTCTGGCGAAATGCAACAGGCTGGGCCAGATGGTCAACCAGTTGAGCCTAAGAATATGTTAGATGATGGCTCTCAAGTTGGTGGTCGCGAAAGTAATTTTGTTAGCCCACGTCCAAACGGGGCTTGACGGTTAGTAGGTACTAGGTTTATTATATGAATATGTTCTTGGGTAATAAACCCGAAAAGAGACACGTCCAAGCGCTATATAGAACTAGCGCTGACGACATGAGAAATTTAGTTGAGTTGATGGCACTCAAGTTAGACGAGACGAAAGACTCGCTTGTGACAGCCACAGACACTCAACAAATACACAGACTGCAAGGAAAGGCGGCTGTTTTAAAAGAATTCCTTGAGGCGGTTGAAAAATCGTCCGAGGTGTTGGAGCGTTATAAATAACGCAATTTATTAATCCGAGCAAACCATTACGTGAAACGCACACCGTTATAGGAGCGTGAAGCAGAGTTGGAGCTAATAGGAGTATGTTATGGCGATACCACGCCAAGTTGAAGCTAAGCTTAAAGAGCTAGAGCAAATTGAAAAGCAGCTACAAGCTAACNCAGATGAAGCGAAACCAAAGACAGATGTTGAACAACAGCCAGAGGCGGTTGAGACAACTCAGGAAACGGCGGAGCAAACTGAAGAAGTAGTAGCAGAGCAAGAAAACGAGCAACAGGTCGAAGCGGCTGAGCCAGCGGAAGCGCAGGAAACGCCACAAAAATCGGACGAAGATGATGCTGCTGTGTGGAAACAGAAGTACAAGACCCTACAGGGTATGTATGACAAAGAAGTTCCACGACTACACGCCGAGGTTAAAGATTTATCAGCTAAGTTAGGTGAATACCAAGCTCAGTTGGAAGCCAAAGCGGAAGTGAAGCAGGAAGAAGTCAAGAGTCTGGTTACCGATGAAGACGTAAAAAACTTCGGAGAAGACCTAATTGAAGTTCAGCGCAAGGTCGCCAAAGAAGTTGCCGCTGAGTATGACGCAAAACTCCAAGCGTATGAAGCTAAAATAGCCGCGCTAGAGGAAAACCTTGGGTCAACTCAGTCAAGTGTCGCGGAGTCATCGTTTGATGCTAGGTTACATCGCTTAGTGCCAGATTTCGATGCTGTTAATACAGACCCGAAATGGATAGCATGGTTAGACGAAGTAGACCCAGTACTACGAGGACCACGACGCACTGTGGCAGAGCAAGCTTTCTCGTCAGGTGACGCAGAAGGTGTGGCATACTACGTGAACATGTTTAAATCAAGCATGGCACCAGAGCCTACACCAGAAGTAGAAAAACCTAACAAAGAGCTTGAGCGTCAAATTCAACCGAGTCGTAAAGCGTCTAGTGCAACGCCTACGTCACAGAAAGGTAAGACATATTCATCAGCGCAAATATCGCAGATGTTTAAGAAAGCCGTGACGTTAAGTAGCGCAGGTCGCATCGATGAGGCTAACAAACTTGAAGCTGAAATTGACGCCGCTTATATGGATGGCCGTGTAAGTGGTTAAAACCAAATCTGTTTAACATTTAATATTTAGGAGCCTATCATGGCAGCTGTATATCCTGTAACTGGCGATTTCGCCACTAGCCAATCTTATTCTGGCGCATTTATCCCTACTTTATGGTCGGGCAAACTTTTAGCTAAGTTCTATCAAAACACTATCTTATCAGAAGTTACTAACACTGATTACGAAGGTGAGTTGAAGAGCCAAGGTGATACTGTACGTATCCGTTTAGCACCTTCTATCTCTATCCAAGACTATACTGCTGGTCAGTCTTTGAGCTATGAAGTACCTGAGCCTATCTACCAAGATATGCAAGTAAACAAAGGTAAATACTTCGGTGTTCAAGTGAATGACGTATTAGCATATCAGTCTGATATGGAACTAATGAACATGTTCACTGAAGATGCTGCTAAGCAACTTAAAATCTCTATCGAGAATGAAGTTTTCTTCAACTCTTTCGTGACTGAAGGTCCTGCTGCTGCAAACGAAGGTGCGACTGCTGGTGCTATCTCTGCTTCTTATGACTTAGGAACAGACACTGCTCCAATCGACCAGTCTACTGCTGAGAACGTATTAAACGCAATCTTACGTATGGCTTCTGTTCTTGACGAGCAGAACGTACCAGAAGATGGCCGTTTCTTAATCATCTCTCCATATGACCGTCATTTATTAATGCAGTCTAACATTGCACAAGCGTACTTCACTGGTGACAATGCTTCTACAATCCGTACTGGTAAAATCGGTATGTTAGATCGTTTCTCTGTATACGTATCTAACTTATTACCTAAAGGTGAAGCTGGTAAAGCATTAGTATCTGGTCTTGACGCTACTTCTGGTGGCGCTACTTTAACTGACGCTAAAGCACGTCGTACAATGATTGCTGGTACTAGCCAAGCAACTTCATTCGCGATGACTGTTGATAAGACAGAACCTCTACGTAACCAAACTGATTTCGGCGACATCGTTCGTGGTTTAGCAGTATATGGTCGTAAGGTTGTTAAACCTGAAGCACTTGTTATCGCACAAGTTGGCTCTGCATCTTAATTTGATGTTATAATAAGAGGGAGCTTCGGCTCCCTTTTTTATTTCTGGAGAAAAATATGAATGTTTTAGAATTAATGAACGAACTTGGTGGCGAGATTTTAGCTAACAAAGTACGTGTTAACTATAACGGTAAAATCGAGATTATTGGCCGTCTTATGGGCACTGAGTGGGAAATCACAGAGCGTGGTGCTAAAATATCTTACGAGCACAATGTGAACAAGGCGAAAGAAGCGCCAAAAGCAGCTAAAGAAGAGCCTAAGAAGGCTACAACTAGAACTCGCAAATCAGCGAAATAGTTGGTAGAATTAAGCTAGCGTATTGTATATGAGGCTAACATGATTAGTATAGATGAGTTTTTTCCACGGGTCTTGCCGTATGTGCCGGGTTGTTCCGAACCATTGGCACGTCAGGCTATCTTAGATTCAGCTATTCGTTACTGTGAGAAAACGCTTATTTTGCGTCAATCTTTGGATAGCTTCAATACGATTAAAAATTTAGTAAGTTACGACTTGGAGTCACCTAACAACCAAATGCGTGTAGCACGTGTGTTAAGTGTGACAATCGATGGTAAAGAGGTAAAGGGCATCTTCGAAGAAGACGTACCATTATTATCTGACGACGAAGGTAAACCAACAGGGTTTTACACAACACGTGTAGATTCTGAGTTTGTACTTAATTTATACCCTAAACCAGACAGAAAGTACAAAGTCGTTGTAACCGTTGCGTTGGCTCCAACTAAAAGAGCTACCTCACTAGAAGATGATTTGTATAACGTTTGGTCTGATGGTGTAATCGCTGGAGCTATTGCGAATATTGCGAAAGTTCCTAACATGCCATTCTCTAGCATGGACGTCGCTATGTCGAAAGAAATGGAGTTGGCTAAGTATATGCAAGAATCACGCGTCGAGAGTT